CGTATGCATGTGGTTATTACTGTCAAGGCTAAGCCTGAGTTTCAATATATGATTGATGGTAAAACTCAAGGTATTGATCCAGCTAAAATCAGAGCATTTTATGCTAAGCAAGGTGCACAACCCACATTTGATGATATTTGGTTATTAACAGTTGAAAAAGCAAGACAACCTAAGGATATGGATAATATTGCTACTTATGTTCCTTTGGAATGGAATGGCACTGTATTAAAGGATGTTGGTTTTTCTACTGTAGTTCAATACCTTATTGAGAGGTTTAGAGAACATCGTTTTGACCAAGATTGTATATTGGATAGAATGAGGTCTCGTCAACAGGTAGTTGAGACATGCGGTGTTGATGGTTGTTATCACATTAAGGGATATTGTGATAAGCACAAAATGGAACCACATTATGGATTGGAAAATTTCCGTAATATAGTAACTAATACTGCGAGTGATATATACAATTTTATTGATAATTTCAGGAGAATCAATAATTTATGTGATATTGTACCAGATTGGTGTTGTAATTATTTCACATGCATATATTATATGCGCAGTATGTTATTTTATTATAAATTATGTACAATTTTAAATGTTTTCATTCTGTGTTGTGGAGCATGCACACATTATTCACTTGTGTTTGTATTATTGTTCTGTGTTTTACAATTATTTATGCATAAATTAATTTTATGTCATTGCAGACACAGATTGCGCAATACCAATATTATATCCAGTATTATCTTACCTAGCTACAATGCAAATATTCAATTGTTGTGCAAGTCAATTGGTTTGGTAGGTATTTTATATTTGAGTGCGAAATTCTACAGGAAATTCTTTAGTATGCATGAGCATGGCTCCTTAGAGCCAAAATCAGTTAATGATGTTATGCAGCGTGATAGTGAAGAATCGCCCTGGACGAAGGTTGTTGCTCGAACTCTACCAACCACTGGTAAAATGTGGTCTACTAGCACGAAAGATATGTTACATTTAGTTAGTAAGAATTTGGTTTATGGCACAGTTGTCGTGGGTGATAAAACCATGATGGTTAATGCGCTTTTTATTAAATCAAATTTGGTAGTAATTCCTTCGCATTATTTTAGTGGTGATAAGGTGTTAGATGTTACCTTTCGTAAAAAGAATCCAACTTGTTCGGGTGGTAAATTTGCTACTCGTATAAGTAGAGAGGCTAGTTATCATATCCCAAATACCGATTTAGTTGTTTGTTACTCAACCACAGGTGGATCGTTTAAGGATTTAACGCCATATTTACCTATGGGACCATTGCGTGCTTGTCAATTCACAATGTTGTGGCGTGCAAAGGATGGTGAGTTATCTGAATATGAAGGTGTTTCAATTCCTAAGCGAACTAGTAATGGTAT